TTCCGGGGAAACCAGATCCTTGATCAACTCCCAGCCCGTATCCGGGAGTTCGTAGCGCCTTGCTATGTGGGCCTCCAGCCAATCATGGCGACGATTCTACCTGCACCGACTTTTCGTACAGAACCTAAGGATACTCAGCAGATCCTCTGGAAACCTCATGTTGACCTGCAGGTCTTTCCTACTCATCACGCTCTCTGTATAGCACTTTGCTTTGTCACGATTAAAGCACTTTGCTTTATTGCTGTCTATAGCATCGTGCTACACAATCTGCGCCATGAGCAAAATCGATGTGCAAGTCAATTTCAGGATGCCAGCCGAGCTGAAAGCCAGGCTTGAACAGGCAGCTAAGGGCAATCACCGATCCGTGACGGCGGAGCTTGTCGCGCGCCTGGAAGAAAGCTTCATCCCTCGCACTATGGACGACATAGGGCAGGACAGATTGAAATCCCTCAATGCTCGCTACTCAGAGCTATCTGAAGAGATAAATCGCATCAATTTTGAGATCGACGAGGTTTACGAGGAAGCCCAGAAAACAACGCCAAAAAGCAAAGAGCGTGAGGAAGTCAGGGCACGCTACAAAGAGCTATCGGCAAAAATGAACAACCTCAAGCTTGAGATGCAGAAAACGATGTTTCTTCTTGCGAGCGCAGAGTGCTGGGGCAACCTACAGAAATAACCACCACCCAAGGACCTGCCACTCTCCACCGCAGAACCCAGCGATTGGCTGGGTTCTAGTGAATGGAGTGCGATGGTTGTCCTTGTCTGGTCGACGAGCCCAGAAACGAAAAAGCCCCGGTCAAGGGGCTTTTCTATTCCACGATGATCCACTCTGAGCAGGGCATTTTCCTTGCGAACTCCAACCGCTCCTCCGCGTACTCGGCTGCCAGTGCGCGCATCCGCTCGCGGTCGTCCATTTGCGCATGCCCATCCGGAGATAGGATTGTCAAGAGCAGATAGGGGGACTTGTAAGCATCCCACACGCGGCCGTACACCAGCATGGTGTCCGAGGTGTAGTTATCCTGGCTGAAGCGGTTGCGAGAATAGTTTTCGGTCAGGTAATCCCACGTCGATGACGCTGCTTCATCTTCGAGGTGAACATGCCATAGCTCGTGGGCGGTGACTTCGGAGGGCCATCCGAACTCCTTATCGCGCCCGAATGTGGCGCCGAAGCTCGTGATGCCGGCCTTGTAATCCCTGAAATCACACGCCAGGTCCGTGGCGTTCTCATCTCCCAATACAGCTCTGAGGGATCTGCTGATGACTACTGCTGGCATTCACCACGCATCTTCTTTACACGAGCTAGCAGCCGAGCTTCACCGTCTTCAACGGCACGCGAAAGCACCTCGGCCTTTAAATAACCAGAACGAGGCTTCTTATTACGCGGCTCAGGGAGAGCCTGAACTTGGTCTTGCAGCCTAATTGCAATCATCATGTCGTGCTCCTTGCAAGGGCTTCATTAGGCACTTACGAGGAAAACTATACAGCAGTACACGGTGCAATGATATTCCATCGTGTACACACCAGCATAGCAGCGCCCTACCTTGATCCCGACATCTTCTCCCAATATCGCAGGATATCCTTACCCGACAGATCACAGCCCAACGTCGAACGCTTTGGAGATTCCGAGCCCAAGAACCGCCTTCAGCGCCTCGTAGGACAGCTCGAGTCCCTTAGTCTTGACCGCGCCCTTCACCTTGCTCCAGGCGCCCTGGTCGCGGATCTTCGACAGGAGTTCATGCCCTTCCCAAGTGAGCTGCTGAGCGATGCAGTAGGTGCCCTCGCTCATGTAGTCGACGCATACGGCCTCGAGGAATCCGGCCTGCTGCATGATCCGAATGTGATAGGACACATCGTCTTTCTGGTAACCATCCAGGTCTTCCGGCCTGAGCGTTGAGTTGAAGTCAGGCAGTTGCTCGGTGGCGATCAGGATCTTCCTGACCAGGTCCCAGTCTCGCTTCATGAGGGCTCCAGATTCCAGCAGCACGTTCGAATGGTGGCCAATTGCTATGTTATGCTCGGCAGTGCGTGTTTTTCACTGGCCGTTAAACACGCCGCAAGAAGGAAAATTTTGCCCCGGTATTCCCCTGAATGCCGGGACATTTTTTGGCATAAGGCACTACGCCGCATCGAGCCCAAGCGTCAGTTGCAGTCGACCGCGCCAGTAGTCGACCTGGCGCTCAAGTCCTGGCTTGCTCCAGCGCCACTCGGCTAGATGCTTTCCGCTGAGACTTGCCATCTTCTGTCCATCGGACAGCTCTTTGCATGCCTGATCGAACAGCTGCTTCTCGTTGAGCTCGCCGTGCAGCAAGGCGTCGATATGAACGTCACACCACACCGCGAAGTCGGGCGAAATCCATCGCGCGAATGCGACGGCCAGCTTTGGATGGAGCCAGGTGCCGCCACCACGCCCACGCTGACCGCGAATTAAATCCCCCTTTTCGGGGGTATTTAGATGCTTCGCCAGGGCAGCGATATAGGCCTGCGTCTCTTGGGTTCCGAGCCATTTATCTAGCCTGCGACCTTCTCTCGTCGCAATCTCGGTTGCGTTGATCCAACCGTCGCTGTTGAAGCGCACCGGCTGGCCTTGGTAGCGGAACGGAATGACGTTGCTCATGGCATTACCTCGCCCATCAGTTGAATAGGAGCGCAGCCAGGCAGGCGGATGAGCGAACACCTGCCGGTCGGGTGATCGGCCCTAGGCTGCGTTTTTGGTTGCCTTGCGGCAGAAACGAAAGCCCCGCCGAATGGCAGGGCTCAAAAATAGGAAGCCAGGCAGAGCGCCTGGCTTGTGGGTGTATCAATCGCGGCCGTCCGCCATCGCCTGGAGCGCCTCACGCTCCATGCCCCGCACGTCGGCAAACACCTCGGCGCGCTGCTCTGGATCGATCCCGGCCAAGTCCATCACCGCAGGCAGCACGCCATAGTCCAGCCCGGTCGGTCCGCCGAATCCCTGGCGCCACTGCGTGCTCATCGCGTTGAACACCTGCAGGGCCGGCCAGTTGATCGCTCAGACCATCAGGTCGCTCTCGATGTCGGCCCGGGTCAGCCCGATCATGGCCAGCTCAGCATCACTGGGCTGGCCTTCGTAGAGGGACCGGGCGCCCCCCCTCAGTTTCCCAGGCGGCCTGATAGGCCTTGAGGATGGCGTCCGGTACCGAGGAGGCGCTACACACCAGGGCGCGGATACTGTGCTCGCTCAGCTCGTCCTCGAAGCCCCAGCCGACGATGATTTCCGCGAGGTGCTTGACCTGGAAATCGATGGTCTTGGCCGTCAGGTCCAGGACTGTCGCGCCCTCCTCCTTGACCTGCTCGGCGAACTGCTTGCTGTGCTGGATCTGCTCGTCGGCAAACGCGCTCAGCGCATTGCGATCCTTGTAGGCGAAGGTGAACGGCACCTTGGCCGGCTTTCCGCCGACACGCGGAACCTCGACGTCGATGGTGAAGGTAGGGGCTTGCTCGATACGAATCTTGGCCATGGTTGGCTCCTATTTACGAAGGGGTGAGGCCGCGTCGGGCGGCCTTGGAACGGGGCGGGTTAGGCGGCCAGATAGCGGATCGGGCGACCGGACAGGCCGACGCTGATGGTGCGGGTCATCTGGTTGTTGCGCGACGTGGTCGGCGTGCTGGTGATGCTCACGTAGCCGGGATAGAGGATCTGGTCGCCGTTGCGCAGCTTCAGGCGGATGACGGCTAGCTCCTTGCTCTCGTCGTAGCCCTCGACCGCAGCGACATAGGCGGCGGTCGGCTGGTCCTCAACGGTGATGGTCAGGGTGAGCGGGTTGCGGTTGGTCGGGATCTGGCGGTCGTCGTCATCCTCCAGGTAGCCGATGGTCGCGAACTGCTGGTCACCGCCGGAGGTAGCGAAATCGTTGACCTTGGAGATCTGCGCCCAAGCGGTCACCGGGATGACCGAGCCGACGCCGCCATTAGCGGTGTAGAGGTTGGTGTCGGTGGTATCGAGCCCGGCCAGCTGGAAATTGTCGGCGGCGACGCCGGCAATCTTGACGGCGCGGTCGGTGATCTTCGACCAGCCGGAATCGATCAGCACCACGTCGTCGTTGGTCAGGGTGTGGCCCACCGCGGTGGCGACCGGCGGCTTGGCATTGGTCAGGGCAGTGAAGGCGACAGCGGCGTCGAAACCGGTGGCGATTTCAACGATGGCGCCGTTCGGCAGCGGGAAGCGAGAAGCCATGGGGTTTTCCTCGTGCAAACGAAAAAGCCCGCGCGAGGCGGGCTGGTGGGTGGTTCTGGGGTTGGCCGTATCAGTTGCTGATGCGCTGCGGCTCGCCAATCACGGCGATGCTCACTGTGACGGTCATCAGGTTGTTCCGGTTCATGACCGGCAACAGCGTGCCACTGGCGTAGCCGGAGAACAGGATCTGCGCGCCATTCGGGAACTTGATCCGCCAGCCGAGCGGCGCGCGTGCCGCCTTTCCGGCAGCAATCAGCTGGTGGTGGGCGGAGCCGGGCGCCTCTTGGTAGCTGATCTGCGTGTCGATCGGATCGCGACCGTTAGGCCGGCGGGTGTCCAGGTACGAGCCCAGCGGCGTATGTTGGGCCCAGCGTTCGGTACCGCCCGAGGCGCTGATGCCATCCGTTACCTTCTGGATCGGAACCCAGCCGACAGCAGCGATAGCCGGCGGATCGAGGGTCACGGCATCCACGGCACTGGAGACGAACACCTGACTGCCGTTCGGCAGGGGAATTCTCATGGCGTCCTCCCCTCATAGGTGAAGCTGACCGGGACCATGTAGCTCGTGCTGTCCTGAATCGCCGGCCCCTGGCTGCAGGGCGAGACGATCATCACGGAGAGAGCACCGGAGGTCAGCAGCAGGTCGGCCGGGAAC